GGTTTCTTGTAGTCTTTTTGCCCCTATAGGTAGAAGGGTAACACCTTCCATTTCGTTTATTAACGAACATAACCTTCAAATAGTGGGGTGATTAGTTTGGCTGCAGCTAAAACAAAGAAACCTGTAAAACAGGTAAATAACAGGACTAAAAAAGGCACTTTTAAAAAGGGTGCTTCAGGTAATCCTAAAGGTAGACCCACTAAAGACTTTGCCCTAGTAGAGCATATCAGAAGTCTTGGCAATGCTAAGATCAAGAACAAAAAGACTATGCTAGAAGCAGTAGTAAGTAAGGTATATGAAGAAGCATTAGATGGTAATATGACTGCTGTTAATTTCTTAGCAGATAGAATCTTAGGGAAACCGAATCAATCCATAGGGATTAAAGACACAACAGATGAACCTATAAAGGTGTTTGACTTAGATGAAGTGGAAAATTGATGGCAAGAGAAGGGAAATCCTTAACGATCCATCAAGATATAAGATTGTTTCAAGTGGTAGAAGGTTCGGTAAATCATATTTTAGTGTCTTATTTCTACTTAATAAACCTTTGGAAGCAAATGAAAGAAGATGGATTGTCTTTCCTACATATAGACAAGCTAAGATGGTATCTTGGAATCTTCTCAAAAGCATTTTTGCAGGTAAACAAGCAACTATCAATGAAACTGAACTATCTATTACACTTGACAATGGTGCAAAGATTGAACTTAAAGGGGCAGATAAACCTGACTCACTTCGAGGGGTATCAACAACGATGGTAGTAATGGACGAATATGCTTTCATGAAAGAGAATGTTTGGGGAGAGATTATACAACCTACCCTAGCAGAATCGCAAGGAAAGGCATTATTTGTAGGCACTCCAAGTGGATTAAACCACTTCTATGATCTGTTTGTTAAGGGACAATCAGATAATAGTGATTATAAGAGTTGGCAGTTTACCACATTAGAAGGTGGCTTTATTTCTGAAGAAGAAGTAGAGAATGCCAAAAAGAATTTAGATAAGCGAACATTTCAACAAGAGTATGAAGCATCATTCTTAACTGCAGCTAATAGATGTGCTTATAACTTTAATAGAGATATTCATTGTAGAGTAATGGAAAAGAGTCCACGAATGTTTTGGGGAATTGACTTTGGGGTAGCATCATATATGACTGCGATCCTAATGTGCGAGAATACAGCAGGAGAAGTCTATGTGTTTGATGAGATTGGAATACAGAATAGCAACACTTTTGAATTGGCTAAACTTATGCAACTCAAAGGTAGGGGCTTACCAGTATATCCTGACCCAGCAGGTAAGGCAAGAACTTCTAATAGCACAAAGTCAGATCATAAGATATTGCAAGAAGCAGGGTTTACTGTGATAGCTAAGAAAGCTAATCCTACACAGAAGGACAGAATGAACTCTTTGAATAGAATGCTAGAAGATGCTACTGGGAAACATAAGCTATTTATTAATCCTAAATGCACTAAGACTATTAGAGATTTAGAACTATGCACATTGGAAAATGGACAGATGGTTAAAACAGAAACACTATCACACTTTTTAGATGGATTAATGTATCCTATTGAATACCGATATGGATTCAAGGGACAAGCAAAGGCGATACAATGGTAATGTTTTTCTTAGGATTATGTGTAGGGATTATTGTTAGCATTTCAGGTGCTATGATGTGGGGACATCGATTAAGTATAAAAGAGGACGAATTAAACCAACAATTGATCAAGGATTTCCAAGATAGATATATGGAAACCGAAGAACAGAAATTTTATAAAAGGTACGAAACATGATAATTTATAATTTAACAGAACAGATGCTACATAAGCTATTGATGGAAACCATAGAAGAAGGTTACGATAATCAGATGGAAGAAAGAGAACGATTATTGGACTACTATGAAGGGGTAAACTTAGAACACGATCTAAAGAAATACTTCGATAGTGATTCACTATCACAGATTCCACCGATGTATATAAACCTTGTAAGAAACATCATTAGTCGTAGAGCATTGGTATATCAACAACAACCAGTACGATACAATGATAAGTATAACGATGTCATAGGGGACTTTGATTCGTTCATGAAACAATTTGAGCAGCTGACTTATCTCTTGGGTACTGAAGCACTCTATACTCATTGGGACGAGAATGAAAAGAAACTAAAGTATAGACCTATCCATTTCTTTGTGCCATTCTTTAAACCAGGTGATGATGAACCATTTGCTATTATGTATCAGGCAGAAAGCCAATTACAAGCACGATCAGAAGATGCACAGTATATGTTTTGGAGTAAAGATACCGAAGATATGGAAGGGAAATATTTTATGATTAGCAGTAGAGGTAAGATCACTTCTGTTGTAGATGGAGATAGAAACCCTTATGGTGATATAATACCATTTAGCATTGGACATAGACACCTATACACTAGAGATTTCTTTAGAGAAGGTGCATCAGACTTAGTAGATGGTATGAGAAGTATTAACATTATGCTTACCGAACTTGCTTTGCATGGACGATTCCAATTAGGACAACCAGTATTTACTGGATTAGATACCGAACAACGAATCACTATGGGACAAGATAAGGCATTAGTGCTACCTGAAGGGGCTAACTTTAGTTATGCAACACCGAATGCCAATGTCCAAGCAATGATTGATTCTACGAAGTATATGGTAGATAGTATTGCCCAAGCAAACAATGTCAGAATCAACTGGACAAACAAAGGACAAGAATCAGGACTATCTAAGAAGATGAGTGAGATTGATCTACAAGATGCCCTAAGAAGTGATATAGAACAAATCTATAGACCTTTTGAGAAACAACAATTTAAAATAGCACAACGAATCTGTGAAGTATCAGGTGGGATTCAATTAGGGGATCAATTTAGTATAGACTTTACTGAACGAGAAGTACCAATGAGTAGTGATGAGGAAATCAAATACTATGACTGGGCATTTGCTAATAACCTTGAAACAAGAAAGAGTTATCTACGAAAGAAGAATCCTGACTTACAAGATGATGAGATTGAAGGTATCGTAGAACAGATAGATGCAGAATCACCTGAAACACCTGAAGGAACTTTAATAGACCAAATCATTAATGCACAAGAATAATGGCTGACTTAGACTTCTATAAAAAAGATATGGAGAGAATCCAAACACAACTTCTTAAAAAGATTGAGAAAGTATTAGGTGGATTAACTGTATTAGATGATGCAGGATTAGCAACAGCATTCAAGCAGATCAACTTCCTAGATGAGTTAAATGCTTTAGGATTTCCTGCTTTGCTTAAAAAAATTAAAGGATCGTATGATAAAAATGCGATTAAAAGTTTTGATCTATTGAAAGCAACACAACGAACTAGACAAGCAGCAACTGCAGTTCAAGCAGTAGAGATATTAAGCATACTAGACTTAACGACTATATCTGCAGGGGTAACAAAGTATGCTAATGAATTAAAGACTGCTATGTTTCGTGGATTGCTTACTGGACAAAGTTCTGCAAGTATTATGGAAGGGCTAACATCAACCTATGGAGTAGGTAGAGCATTGAGTAGTAAACAACAGGTAGCATTACTACAAGATAGTTTTGCAAGATTTAGTAGAACGACTACTGCAAAGTTATTTCAAGATGTGCCTGAACAAAAGTTTGAATATGTTGGTCCTGATGATGAAGTAACAAGAGATGAATGTGTTACTGGATTAGTAGCAGGGCAAATAACAGCAGAAGAAATACCAACACTAACCAATACCACTATAGAAGGTGGTGGGGGCTTTAATTGCAGACATGAATGGTTTCCAGTATAATGAAAGCAAGAGATATAGCAAGTTTTACTAAGACAAACTTTGGACAATTAGCAGTTCATGCAAGAGGGTTAATTGTTAAAGACATGAACAAAGGTGTCATGCAGAATGGTATTTTTAAATATAAGTCAAAAGAATATGCAGCAAAGAAAGCAACTGGTGCATTAGGAAAGTTTAGAAAGAGTGATAGAGTAACCATGTTATTAAGTGGTGAAACAGCAAGAAGAATTAGACCTGAAGGCAAACGAGATAGAGCCACATTAGTATTTGAGAATGGAACTATTGTTCAAGCCAATGAAGATAAAGGGTATGTCATAGCAGATTTAAGTGGTAAGAATAGAGATAGTTCTGCTTTATTCTTACAAAGAATTGTTGATAGGAATGTAAAGAAATATGAAAGCAAACCTATCACCATTAAAATAGGTAAATAACACAAGGGGGCAGAATGTCCGAAGAAACAGTAATAGTAGAAGAACAAGCAGTAGTGGAAACTCCTACACAGGAAGTAAATAGTGAAGTTGGAAACTTGATTGCAGAAAGCAAGAAGTACCGACAAAGAAGCCAAACAGCAGAAGCCGAGTTGAACGAACTCAAAGAAAACCTCAAACTTCAGGAAACAAAACAACTTGAAGAAAAAGAGGAGTTTAAATCTTTGTATGAAGGACTAAAAATAGAAAACGAGAAGTTAAAGCCAATCGTAGAAACTTTTGAAATCCAAGAAAAACAAAGACGAGAACATCTGCTAACCCAACTTTCAGATGAAGATCAAGAAATATACCAAGACCTCACAACAATCAAGTTGGAAAAGCACATTGAAAGACTGGGTAAGAATAAAGTGCAAATATCTGATGCTAAAGAAGTTACTTCTAGTGGCAAGTTCGCTTCAAATACGAAGTGGGCAGACCTATCCGATAAGGATCGTGAAGCTGCAAAGAAGAATCCAACTCTTTGGAAACAGATAGTAGAGGGGTATGCTAAAAACTAATCGAAGGAGATTAAAAAATGGCTGATGGAAATGTAACAATAACAACTGCTGCAAATTTTATTCCTCAAATGTGGAGAGATGCAATTCTTGACTATGCAGAACGAAAATTCGTTCTTCGTAATCAAGTACAAGACTTCTCATCTATGTTAGCAGGTGGTGGCGACATACTTAACATACCGAAAGTAGCAGAAGATACTGCTGCTGCTAAGTCTGCAGGAAGTGCAGTAACTTATCAAAATAACACAGATGGTGTAATTCAATTAACAGTGAACCAACATCATTACGAAGCTAAACGAATTGAAGATATTGTAAAAGTACAAGAATCTGCAGATTTGTTTAATGCTTATGCTCAATCAATGGGCTATGCTTTAGCTAAAAAAGTAGAAAATTACCTAGCTGTAGATGTTCTACAAGCTGCAACAGGTAACGATACTGCTTTAGCTGCTGATAATACTTTCACAACTGCATTATTAAGAACTGGTTTACAGAAACTTCTTGATGCAGGACATGACTATACAGATGGGGATCACAATTTATATTGTAGTCCTGCTTCTTATATGTCTTTACTAGCATTAGGCGACTTTACAGATGCCAATGTTAGAGGAGATGGAGCAGCCCCTCATGCACAAGGAAAAATAATGTCAGCTTATGGCTTAAATGTTTTCCCTTCTACTGACTGGGACGATGATGGTGGTACAGGCGATGAAACTGCGACTATCTTCAACAGACAATCTGTTTACTTTGCACAACAAGTAGCACCAAGAGTTCAATCATCTTACGATATTGATCACTTAGCTACATCAGTTGTAGCCGATGTATTATTTGGAGCAGCTTTATCTCATGCTGCTAGTAGCACATCAATGGGTATTGTCAATTTCACAAATCCTTAATCAGGATAAGTGAGAATCGGTTAATTATGGGGGTAATTTATTTTGCCCCCATATTACCATTAAATATAAATTTGAAGGGGAATTAGATGCCATTATACGAATATAAATGCGAGTGTGGAAAGAACTTTGATGCTATACAAGGTATCAATGAAGATAAACTAACACTTTGCCAAAATATGTGTAAAGAGCCAAAGAAAGTAGAAAGACTAATTAGTAAATCTACTTTTATTATTAATGGGGCAGGTAGTATGCCTGATAGAAAGCTTTACAAGGAATTGGATATTGATAAATGAGTAGTAATACTAATATAGGAAACACACCTGTAAATCAGGGCTATGTTCAATTGATCCACATGGGTGAAACTGGTGGGATTGATGGAACACTTCGTGCTTTATATGATGGAGATGGTACTGCTTCTGATCTATTGATTGCTAGTGATAAAGTAAAGATTTCTACAGAACTTTATATTGGTAGCAAAACACTTACAGAATTTGTACAAGATACAGTTGGTACGATGTTTAGTAGCAATACTGAAACCAATATTACTGTAACCTATCAAGATGCAGATGGCACAATAGACTTAGTATCAAGTGGAGAAGTAACTCTAGTAGGATCGCAAACCTTAACAAACAAAACTTTAACAAGCCCAGTTATCAATACTGGCATTAGTGGAACTGCAATATTAGATGAAGATAATATGGCTTCAGATAGTGCGACTAAACTATCCACACAACAATCAATCAAAGCTTATGTAGATACCGAAGTAGCAGGGATTGTAGATACAGCACCAGCAGCTTTAAATACTTTAAATGAATTAGCTGCAGCATTAGGTGATGATGCTAACTATGCAACGACTACAGCAACTGCATTAGGCACAAAGCTAGTTAAAGCATCTAACTTATCAGACCTAACCAATGCAGGAACTGCAAGATCAAACTTAGGATTAGGAACTTCTGCTGTATTAAATACTGCAGCAGTAGCCAATAGTGCTACTACCTTATCTACTGGCGACCAAATATATGACTTTGTTATTGGATTGGGATACACTACTAATACTGGAGATATAACATCTGTCGTAGCTGGAACTGGATTAAGTGGTGGGGCAACATCAGGTGCAGCAACCCTTAATGTAGATGCTTCTCAAACTCAAATTACATCAGTTGGAACAATAGGTACTGGAGTATGGCAAGGAACTGCTATAGCAAGTGCATATTTAGATGCAGATACAGCTCACTTATCAGGAACACAAACATTTAGTGGTGCTAAAACTTTTTCATCAGTAAGTAGTATTACACTTGGTGGACATTCCTTTGATGATATTGATATTGGTTCTGAATTTGTTGATGCTGATGACCACATTATGTCTGCTGGTGCAATTAAAGAAAAGATTGAAAATTATGGTTATACAACCAATGTTGGAGATATAACTGGTGTTGATCTAACGAGTGGTGCAGGG